GGCAATCCGCTGAGCGATGGGGCTTGTCGGGTAGGCGTACCCGATGTGATATTCGGTCGTGGTCATGTTTCTCTCCAGTGCCCCCGAATCCCCGAGGTCGCGGGTAGCGCGGTAATCGCACTCGACAGCCCCGGCGCGCGAGGCTGTGGGGTTGGATCACTCACCGATGGAATCCTCTTCCTCAGCCGTGAGGTCGGGGCCGACCGGCAGTGAGTCCATGTCGTCCTGCGTGGCGACTCTCGTCGCGCCAGTGTCTGTATCCCAGACGATGGGCCCGAATGTACCGTGGCGGATTTGTTCCATTTTCAGTCCTCTGCCCCAGCTCCCGAGGCGCGGCGGATGCGGCGCATCCATGGATTAAATATAGCACTGGAAAACTAGGCGTCAAGATGATTTCTCGATGCTATGCTTAATTCCGACGAACGGCAAAAACTCCGTTGTGCAACCTGAGGGATGCGACGGTTGGAATGAACAATCAAAACAGGCGAGTCGCCAACCGGTTAAGCAGAACGGGATTGCTGGGGGTGGACGAGAGGAAGCACCGCAAAACCAAGAGGTTCAGGGCAAAAATCGGACTCAACGGGCGTGTTGTCCACATTGGCTATTTTGAGACTGCGCCCGAAGCTCACGCGGCTTACGTTGCCAAGAAGCGGGAACTTCACCCAGCTTGTTCAATTTAACCCCTTTCCCACAGAACCTATGACCGAGATCAAGCACGACGTAGTGGTGGGCATCAAGAACGTCGAGGACGAGGGATTGAACTTCCAAGTCCTGCTGACCGAAGCCCAGAAGCCCGACATGACCAACCCGGCCCACTTCTTCGGCCACTGGCTCGCCGGCAACGTCAAATGGCTGCTTCCCCTTGCGATGCGGGAGATGGAACTGACCCGCGCCTTGGACGAAGCCCAGAGCCCGAAACTCAAGCTCGTGGACGCCTCGGGAGAGCGGCTGTGACCACATCCCTTGAGCAGGCGATCTACGACAAGTGCGTGGAAGCCGTCAAGAAGGAAGGCCGCGCCAGCGTTCAAGTGCTGCAGCAAGCCTGCAAATGCTCCTGGGACGGAGCGCTGATCTTCCTGGACCGGATGGAGCGCGAGGGCATCGTCTCGCCACCGGACAACTTCGGGCTGCGAGCCCTCATCTGAAGGCCCACTCATGGCACAAGTCACCACCCCCACCAACCGCAACCCGTATGGCTCGCAACTGCGCGACGCCAAAAACCTTGCTGTCACCGTCCCGGCAACGGGAAACACCACGCTGCTGTCCCTGAGAGTGGACGGCCTGGAGCGGATCTTCGTGCAGTTCACCGTCGCCACCCAGGCTCTGGACGCTTTCATCATCCAAGCCCGCTGCTCGGCCGACGCCACCGCAACAACCATCGCCAGCGCCGCAGGGGACTACACCAGCCCCACGGGACTGATGATCAAGGCCAGCGGCGACCTGACCGGAGTTGCCGCCGCAGGCTCGGGATGGTTCGTGATGGATGTCCGTGGCCTGTTCGAGGTGAACGTGCTCGCCTCGGCCGCCGTGGACTCTGCCGCCGTCTCCATCTACGCAGGCGGACGGTAAGCCAAGCCATGACCAAGAAACCCGCCAAGACAGCAAAGGCGGGGGGGAAGGCTGCGCCTAAAGGGGAGATGCCGCCAAGGCAGGCGCAATTCGTCCGTGAGTACCTGATCGACCTGAACGCGACCCAAGCCGCCATTCGCGCCGGCTACAGCGAGAAGACCGCCAACGAGCAAGGCAGCCGACTGTTAACTAATGTTAGCGTCCGCTCCGCTATTGACGCGGCACTGATGGAGCGGGCCGAGCGCACGCAGATCACCGCCGATTACGTGCTCACAACGATTCATGACACCGTGGAGCGCTGCAAGCAGGCGCGGCCGGTTGTGGACCGCAGTGGCAAGCCGGTGCTGGTGGAGACGCCTGACGGCAGCCTCCTGCCGGCCTACACCTTTGAGCCGCAGTCGGTGCTCAAAGGTGCCGAGTTGCTGGGCAAGCACCTGAAGCTGTTTACCGACAAGACCGAGCACACGGGGCCGGGCGGCGGCGACATTGCGGTGAAGGTGGATGTGACGGTTTCGCCGTCCGAGGGCTACCTGAAGATGCTTGGGGCTGGCAAGTGAGCCTGGCCCTGCCAAGCGGATTCGACTGGAGAGCCCCGAACTACGACGCGGTGTACGCCGAGCGCATGGAGCGGCTGCAGCGCCTGCGGGCCGACCCGAGCCTTGTTCCTGCGGTCAAAGCCTACTACGCGGAGGACCGGCCGGCGCAGTTCATCCACGACTGGGCCATGACATTCGACCCGCGCCTGGCCGAGATCGGACAGCCCACGACCATCCCGTTCCTGCTGTTCCCGAGGCAGGAGCAGTTCATCGACTGGCTCTTGGCGAGGTGGCGCAGCCGCGAGGACGGGCTGGCCGAGAAGAGCCGCGACATGGGCGTCTCCTGGCTGTGCGTGGCCTTTGCCGCGTGGATGTGGCTGTTCCAGCCCGGCACGGTGATCGGCTTTGGCTCGCGCAAAGAGGAATACGTTGACGACCTGAACGACCCGAAAAGCCTGTTCTGGAAGTTCAGAAGCCTCATTGGGCTGCTGCCGGTGGAGTTTCAGCCGGCCGGCTGGAGCCTGAAGAAGCACGCGCCGTTCATGTCCATCACCAACCCGGAAAACGGTTCGGTGATCGTCGGGGAGGCCGGAGACAACATTGGCCGGGGCAACCGCACCTCGATCTACTTCAAGGACGAATCGGCCTACCTGGAGCGCCCCGACAGCATCGACGCGGCGCTGAGTCAGACCGCCAACTGCAAGATCGACGTGTCCACCCCGAACGGCGAGGGCAACCCGTTCGCCCGCAAGCGCCGGAGCGGCAAGGTGCCGGTCTTCACCTTCAACTGGAAGGACGACCCGCGCAAAGGGCAGGACTGGTACGACAAGCAGGTACGCGACCTCGACCCGGTGGTGCTGGCGCAGGAAGTGGACATCAGCTACTCGGCGTCCGTGTCCAACGCATGGATTCCGGCCGACTGGGTGGTGCAGGCGATGGGCCGTGGACCGGGTGACGTGCCCAGGACCGGCCCATGGCGGCTCGGGGTTGACGTGGCGCGGTTCGGCGATGACAAGACCGTCATCCTGCTGCGCGGGCACCGGGCGCTCACAACCGTGGCGCGCATCAGCAAGCAGGACACCATGACCGTGGCGGCGATGGTGCGCGACTACGTGCGGGATTGTGCCCATGCGGGGGTGCGCATCGAGCAGATCGCGGTGGACGTGATCGGCATTGGCGCCGGGGTGGTGGACCGCCTGAACGACATGGAAGACCTTGACGGTGTGCAGATCGTCGGCGTCAACAGCTCCATCCGGCTGGACAACGGCAGGGACTACAACCTGCGCGCCAAGATTTGGCGAGACATGAAGGACTGGCTCGACCCCAAGAACGGGCCGGTCAGCATGAAGAACGACCGCGACCTTGAGGTGGACCTCACGGCCCTGCGCTACTCCTACCGCAACGGGCTGCTGCTCATCGAGAGCAAGGACGACGCCAAGAAGCGCGGCATCAAGAGCCCCGACAGCGCCGACGCGCTGGCTCTGACCTTTGCCGAGCCCGTGCAGAAAAAGACGGTCCATACGCCCCAGCGCGAGGCTGAGTTCGTGCCGTTCGACCCCGTGATGGGAATGTAGTTATGGCAAAACAAGACGAATTCATCGCCGACCCCTTCGAGGAAGAGGACCAGTCCGAAGAGCAACTGGCTGCCCGCGAAGAGGAAAAGCGCCTGGCGATGGTGCAAGCCTTGGGCAATGCCCTGCTGGAAAAGCGCAAAGAGGCGATGGACGCCCGCAAAGCCACCGGCATCGAGCAGGACTGGCAGGAAGACGAAGAGTTCTACCAGTCCATCGACACGGCCAATCCCGAAGGCGAAACCAACGTCGGCAAGCCCGTTTCGCACGAGGGCGGCCCGATTGGCATTCAGGCCAACACCGCCACCAGAAGCAGCGTCTTTGTCCCGCTGACCCGTCCGTATGTGGACGCGGCGCACGCCCGGATTGCGGACATGCTGCTGCCCAACGACGACATGCCGTGGAGCCTGACGGCCACGCCGATTGCCGAGACGCCGATGATGGGCGAGATGCCGCCGATGGCTGGCGGAATGCGGCCGATGGCAATGGAGCAGCCGATGGCCGCTTCGATGCCGCCGCCGCAAGCTCCCGAGATGGGCATGCAAGGCCCGATGCCCGAGCAGCCGGCCATGAACGAGGCGCAGGCCGTGATGGCGCAGCCCGCAGCCGTGGCCGCCAACCCGGCCGAGAAGAGCGCCCAGGACAAGGCCGCCGAGGAAGCGACCAAGCAGATCACCGACTGGCTCATTGAATGCCAGTACCACGCCGAATTCAGGAAGATGCTGGAGAACGCCGCCAAGCTCGGAACCGGCATCCTCAAGGGTCCGGTCCCGGTGGTGCGCATCAGCCAGAAGATGACCCAAGGCCCGCAAGGCATGGTCATGGAGCGGGTGGAAACTGTCGCTCCGGCTTCGTTCAGCGTTGACCCGCGCAACTTCTTTCCCGACCCGGCCTGCGGCGAGGACGTGCAGCGCGGCGCCTATGTCTGGGAATACGACACGCTCTCGGCCCGTGCCGTGCAAGACCTCCTGAAAGACCCGAGCTACATCGAGAGCCAGCTTCGCAAGGTGCTGAAGGAAGGCCCGGCCAAGCAGGGCGACGCCCCGGCCGACTCGCCCCAGGTGCGCAACACCGAGCGCAGCCTGCTCGGCTCGTCCTTCGGTATCTGGTACTTCACCGGCATGGTGGACAAGGAAACCCTGTGCGCCTGCGGAGTGCCCGAGGAAGAGATCGCCGGCATGGAGGCCGAGAGCATCCCGGCCATCGTGACCATGATCAACGACACGGTTGTCAAGGCGACCCAGACGCCGATGGACGCGGGCGGCTTCCCGTATGACGTGATGCCATGGCAAAGGCGTGCCGGGATGATCTGGGGCATGGGCGTGGCCCGGCAGATGCGAACCCCGCAGCGGATGGTCAACGCCGCTACCCGCGCGATGATGGACAACGGCGGCTTCACCTCGGGTCCGATCTGGGCCATCCGCGAGAAGTGGATTCGCCCGATAGACGGCAAGAACACGCTGACCCCGCGCAAGGGGTTCTACATGACCGCCGACGCGCCCGAGGGCGCCAAGATCGGCGACGCGATCAGCTTCACCAACATCCAGGCCGCTCAAGCCGAACTGCAGGCGATCATCACCCTCGGCATGAAGATGGCCGAGGACGCCACTGGGCTTCCCATGCTGATGCAGGGACAGCAAGGGGCAGCGCCGGACACCGTGGGCGGCATGCAGATCCTGAACAACAACGGCTCCACGGTGCTGCGCAGGATTGCCCGGCAGGCCGACGACTGCGTGACCGAGCGGCAGATCAGGCGCTACTACTACTGGCTGCTGGAGAACTCCGACAACGACGCGGCCAAGGGCGACTTCCAGATCGACGCACGGGGCTCCACGGCTTTGGTGGACCGGCAACTGTCGAATCAGGCGCTGATCCAGTTGGCTCCGCTGCTGCGGCAAGACCCCGACATCCACCAGGGCAGGCTGAACATCGAACTGCTCAAGGCGCACCGCATCGACGCCAAGAACCTGCTCAAGACCGACGCCGAGAAGGCCGAGGACGCCAAGAAGCCGATGCCCCCGCCGCTGCCGGTCATGGTGGCGCAGATCCGGGAGAAGGGCGCGACCGAGCGCACCCAGATGACGCTCGCGGCCAAGGCGCAGGAGGGCGACAAGGACCGGCAGTTGCAAGAGGGCGAACTGCGCGCCGAGTACGAGATGGGGCTGGGCGAGCTCGACCTGGCAAGCCGCGAGCTGGCGCAGAAGTACGGCATCAACGCCGACACGCTCAAGACGCGCCTTGCCGAAAAGACCATGACGCTGCAGACGCAGGTCGCGCTGGACACCAACAACAAGGCGGCGCAGGTAGCCACTGCCGCAGCCGAACCTGCGGGCCGCGCCCAGGACGGGCACGCCTTCACGCAATAGCTTTTCTTCTGCCAGCCGTTCTTGCGGCACGACGCCGCTTGCGGCCGACTTCTGACCAATCACTCACTTCAAACAGCATCAGAGGCTAAATCATGCAACTGTTCAACAAATTCTCCGAACTCACCGTCGCCAAGAAACTGCGTCTTGGCTTTGGCGCCGTCATCAAGACCGTCTCGCGCTCTGGCGCGGAAACGGAACTGGACCTGTCGGAGCTCGCCACGCTCAACGGCAACACCGCCACCGGGACCGAACTGACGCGCACTTGTGACGTGTCCGCCCGTCTCGTGGCCGCTGGCGCGACGCTGGCCGTGACCGAGGCGCTGCACGACGGCAAGACCATCAAGCTGGACACGGCTGCTGGCTCTGTCTGCACACTGCCCGCTGCCACCGGCTCGGGCGCCGTCTTCAAGTTCATGGTCACTGTGACCCCCACCTCCAACGCCCACATCATCAAGGTCACGGGCAACGACGTGATGTACGGGCAAGCGTTCGGCGTGGACGGTGACGGCGAGCCCGGCAACGCCTGGGCGACCGGCGCTGACAGCGACACCATCACGATGGACAGCGGCGCGACTGGCGGCGAGATCGGCGACTGGTTCCTGGTGCAGGACATCGCCGCCGACAAGTACGCCGTTTCCGGCTGGCTGACGCAATCGGGCACAGAGGCCACGCCGTTCTCGGCGACCGTCAGCTAATTCAGTCGCTAGTCCCACGCACAAGGGCGTTCTTCGGAGCGCCCTTTTTCATTGGGATCGGGAAAGCACACATGACCCCTCAATTCAAGTTGACGCGAGCCGAGGCACAGAGCGCTTTGTGGAAGCGCCTGGCCGCGTGGATCGAGTCGGAGCGCAACCAGATGCGCGTCCAGAACGACTCCACCACGCTGAGCATCGCCGATACGACAGCGAAGCGCGGAGAAATCCGCTTCGCCAACCGAATTCTTGCCCTGGCCGACGAGGCGGGACAGGAATCGCGGCAGCCCGAGGCAGTAAGCCCCGAGTCTGCATTTCTCCCGCCTCAAGGCGGGGACGAGTGAATTGGAGTAGGCGATGAGCCTGGAAAGCGACACTGAACTGCAATCCACCAGCGAAGACCTGAGCGAAAGCGTGCCCGTTCTTGCCGATGACGGCGAGGACGACGGCGGTTTCGAGGCCGGCTATGCGAGCACCAACGGGGAAGTCGGAAACACCGAACTGCCCGACGATGAGGAAGCCGCGCCGGTCGAGGAAGAGGTCAAGCCCGAAGCAACCCCCGAGCCGACCCCGGCTCCCGTGGTGAAGATCGGGCGCTGGACGGAGGATGAACTCGCTGAACGGTTCGCCGAACTGGAGTCCCTGAAGAAGGGAACCTCCACCATCGCGGGCCACATCGGCAACATCCAGCAGCGCCTCAGTGGGCAGGGTCGAAAGACGCTCACCCCCGACGACCTGAAGAAGGTGCGGGAAGAGTACGGCGACGAGTTCGCCGTGGCACTGGCGGAAGACCTGAACGCAGCCGGACTCGGCGGCGCGACGGGACCGACGCAGGCCGAAATCGACCAGATCGTCAGCGCCCGCATGGAGCAGCGCACCAACGAGCTTGAGCGCAAGTTCGAGAAACGCCTGGTGTTGCGAACCCACAGGGACGCCGACGAGCACTTTTCGTCCATCGGCGAGGACGGCAGCGTGGTTCACGGCCCCAAGGCCCTGGAGTTTCGCGCCTGGCTTGCCACCCAACCGAAGGACCGGCAGGAGCTGGTCGCGTCGAGCTGGGATTCGGACGTGATGATCGCCGCCCTCTCGGACTTCAAAGCCTCCAAGACACCGCCCGCCACGCCTGCACCGACGC